CGGCCCTTGGATATGGCCAGTGTGAGATTTTTCCTAAGCAAGAAGAAGTAATAGTAGAACGTGGTGATGTTGGAAACTTTATAAACCTTCCATACTTTAATGCAAAATACACTACGCGCTATGCTTTGAACGTCGAAGGAGATGACATAGGATTCGATGAATTTTTATTTAAAGCAAACAAAAACAAAATTACATTAGAGAAACTAAGAGACTTACAAGTAGGAGTGAGTGAAAAACTTCTTCCACAAGGGCCACCGTGCTTACAGCAACTTACAGAGTATGGAGTTCCTGAAGGCGGGCGTAATATGGTAATGCTTAATGTAGGACTTTTTTATAAAATGTCTAGTCCAGAAGCGTGGAAAGATTTATTAGAAAAGCACAACCAAGAGTATTGCACACCTCCTTTGCCTGCTAAAGAAATGGTAACTATACAAAACCAATTAGAAAAGAAAGAATACTTTTATACATGCAAGCAAGAACCTTTACGGTCACATTGCAATAAGTCTATGTGTCGTTCTAGAAAATTTGGTATAGGAAGTGGTCAATCATTTCCCACCATTGGAGGATTGAGCGTTGTAGAATCGGAACCACCTGTTTGGTTTATTGATGTCGATGGAGCACGATTAGAGTTAAGCACCCGGCAACTGCAGATGCAAGTAGACTTTCAAAGGGCCTGTATGGAACAAATGTATAAAATGCCTGCACGTATGAAAGACAATGAGTGGAGAGAAATGATCGATGTTTTGTTGGAGACAGCAACACGTATAGCTGTTCCAGAAGAGCTAACACAAAAGGGTCAGTTCCAAGAACTTCTGGAAATGTTTTGCACAGCGCGTTTGCAAGCGAGAAGTCCAGAAGAAATTATTACCGGGAAGCCGTGGTCCGAAGAAGATTATACATATTTTAAACTCAGCGCACTTCAAGAGTTTTTAAAGAGACATAATTTTACGATATATACCCGTGGTCAGATCACAGAAAGATTAAAAGAAATGAACAATGGCGGAACAGCCGACAAGCAGTTTCGTTTTAAAGACAATAAAGATAAATGGCAGAGTGTACGGTGTTGGTTTATTCCTGAGATTAAAAAAGGTGAGGTGGATCTTCCTGCTGTTACTTTTAGTAATGACGAGGACCCTCCGTTTTGAAAATTCAAAAGACTATCTTAGGGCCTCCGGGTTGCGGTAAGACTCAAACAAATTCTAATTTAATTCAAAGCTATATAGAAAGTGGCATAGAACCTCAGCGTATTGCCTGTGTATCTTTTAGTAAGAAGGCGGCTAGAGAAAGTAAAGAAAGAGTTTGCAATGATTGGAATATTTTAGAAGAAGATTTGCCTTACTTTCGCACATTACATTCTATGGCCTTTGGATCTCTAGGGTATAAAACTACGGATGTGTTGCGTGGTAAAGATATGAAAGAGATAGGATATCAAGTAGGGTTAGACTTTGCTAGTAAATCCGCAAGCCAAGATACAGAAAGTGATTTTGAATGGATAGGTAATCAAAAAGGCGATGAGTATTTAAAGATCTACCAGTTGTCTCGAAGCCGATTGCAGTCATTAGAAGAAGCTTTTCAAAAAGAAGGCAACTATAATCTTAATTATTCTGAGCTCACACGTTTAGTACAAGCTTATGAAAATTATAAAAAAGTTAAGGGAAAAGTAGACTTTACGGATATGATAGAAGAGTTTGTAAAGCAAGACCAGTGTCCAGACTTAGAAGCTTTAATAGTAGATGAAGCGCAAGACCTGTCTACCCTGCAGTGGAAAATGATTGATGTAGTACGACAATCGCCAAACATCCAGATATTTACGGGAGATGATGACCAAGCTATTATGAATTTCCAAGGAGCGGATGTTAAAGCTTTTCTATCCGCTACAAAAGAGAAAGAAGTTTTAAAACAATCGTATCGTATTCCGGAGACAGTATGGGAAGAAGCGCAAAAGATAGTTACGAGAATAGACGAACGTGCTCCAAAAGAATGGCATCCTAAAAAAGAAAAAGGATCTATCTATTATCATAACTCTTTAGAAGAGGTTCCTATTGAGAAAGGAGAGTGGACAATACTTGCTCCTACTAATAGATTATTAGACCGTTACGCTTTTCAGTTAAGGGAAGAAGGATGGATCTACAGTCGTCACGATCACCCTAGTGTTCCTAGAAAATTGTATGAAGCCATATTATCTTGGGAGTCTTTATCTAAAGGACAAGAAATAAGCATTAGTCAAGTGAAAAACATCTACGACCACATGGTAGTCAACGAAGGATTTAAAAAAGGTTTTGGGGGTCGATCAAAAAAGTTTTTAGAGCATCCACCAGAAAGTGTATTTCCTATGGATTATTTACGAGATAACTTAGGTTTATTGGTCGATGGGTCTCAGAGATGGCATCAAGTGTTGGGTAAGGTGGGACTTAATACACAAAACTATTTATTGAATGCTTTGAAAAGAGGGGATAACGTAAAAAATCCTAGAATAAAATTAAGCACTATACACTCAATGAAGGGTGGAGAAAGTGATAATATTTTGTTAATCTCAGACATATCGTACGCGGCTTCTAAAGAAATGATTACAAGACCGTCAACGTTACACCGCATGTTTTATGTGGGGGTAACACGTACAAAAGAAAATCTGCATATTATGCAACCAGAAACAGAAAGGTATTATGAGTTATGAGACCAAAAGAAATTTTAAAAGCTTCCGCAGAATTAGTAGGAGGTAAGAGAGCTGAACAGCACGGAGATTACCGGCAACTTCATGTACGTATAGCAGAGCTCTGGTCTTCTTACCTACGAGTCAAAGTATCGCCTAAACAAGTGGCTTTTTGTATGACGTTATTAAAAGTCTCTAGAGATGAGCAAGGAGTTTTTAATCCTGATGATGGTTTAGATGCTACTGCGTACACAGGAATTTGGTCCGCATTAGCGGCAGACTATGGGAATGATGACGATGATGTATGAACAAGATTTATTTAATGAGCCTACATGGGTTCCGCCAATAGAATTACCAGATCTTTCTAAAGAAACAATTATTGCTATTGATGTAGAAACCAGAGATCCTAATTTATTAACACTAGGCCCAGGTTGGGCTAGGAACGATGGTCGGTTAATCGGGATCGCTGTAGCATCTTCTAATTGGAAAGGCTATTTACCTTTTGCCCATGAAGGCGGAGGTAATATGTCTAAGAAAATGGTAGTGACTTGGCTTCAGGATCAGCTTAAACATGGGATGTCTGTTGTGTTTCATAACGCGCAGTATGACTTAGGGTGGTTACGAACAGTAGGAATAGAAGTCCCGGGAAAAATATTGGACACTATGATTGCCGCTCCTTTGCTAGATGAAAATCGTTACTCTTATTCTCTTAACGCTTTAGGAGCCACGTACCTTGGAGAAAAGAAAAAAGAAGATGAATTAAGATTAGCGGCAAGTCAACATGGTGTAGATGCTAAGAAAGATATGTGGAAGTTACCGGCCTCAAGAGTTGCGGCTTACGCAGAGACAGATGCCCGGTTAACACTTCAATTGTGGCACGTGTTGAGGAAAAAGTTAGCGGCGGAAAATTGCGGGAAAATACTAGAGATGGAATTGCAGTTACTTCCTATAATATTTGAAATGCGTTCAAAAGGAGTACGTGTAGATTTAGATAAAGCTTCTAAAACTAAAAAGTATCTTCAAACAAAAGAGGACACATTACTTTTAGAGGTAAAAAAAGAAACGGGAGTGGACATTGAACCGTGGACGGCAACCTCCTTAGCAAAAGCTTTTGATAAATTAAACTTGACATACGAAAGAACAGCTAAGTCAGGAGCTCCTAGCTTTACTAAACACTTTCTAAAGAACCATGAACACCCTGTAGCAAAAAAGATATTAGAGATAAGAGAGTATAACAAAGCTAATACTACATTTGTTGAGACAATACTGCACCATCAACATAAAGGACGTATTCATTGCGAGTTTAATCAACTAAGATCCGGGGACGGCGGTACAGTAACGGGGAGATTTTCGTCTAGTCATCCTAACCTTCAACAAGTTCCTGCTAGACATCCTGAAATAAAAGAATTGATTAGAGGATTGTTTATACCAGAAGAAGGATGCAAATGGGCTAGTTTTGATTACAGCGCTCAAGAACCTAGGTGGTTAATGCATTACGCTTCACTAACTCCAGAGACCAAAGATAATCCGCGTGTTCAAGAGATTGTTGAGTCTTATCAAAGTGATGATTTAGATTTTCACCAAATGGTAGCCGACATTGCAGGAGTAGAACGTAACTTAGCTAAGACTATTAACTTAGGGATTATGTATGGCATGGGCATTGGTAAGTTAGCCGGTATTCTCGGAGATATACCTTTTGAAGAAGCCAAAGCTTTACGTAATGATTACGACGAAAAAGTTCCTTTTATTAGAGAAATGGCGGCGGCAGTAATGGCTGTGGCCACACGCAAAGGAGAGATCCATACTTTTATGGGACGTAAATGCCGTTTCCCTATGCGCGAACCTAAAGGGTTTGGAGGATTTAAAAAAGTTATTCATATGGATAAGCTTGAAGAAGAATGGGAAAACATACAAGACACGCCTTTAGATGACCGTGATAAAGACTGGCGTAAGAAAAACCCTGTAAACTATCAAGTAGCTTTTACTTATAAAGCTCTTAACCGTTTAATCCAAGCTTCTTCAGCGGACCAAACTAAAAGGGCTATGTTAGATTGTTTTAATCGAGGGTATCTACCTATGCTTACTGTGCACGATGAATTGTGCTTTTCTGTTAGGCATGACGAAAACATTAAAGAAATTAAACAAACGATGGAAAATTGTTTCCCGGAATTAAAAGTTCCTTCACGAATTGATGTTGGTGTAGGAGAAAACTGGGGAAAAGCTAAATAGAAAAGAGCGCGGGATTGAATGGGGCGCCGCGCTCGAACTAAGGTATTTAAAGTATAAAATAAAATTCTTTAAAAGTCTACTAAAACCCGCCAAGCTTTTTTTTATTTTTTTTTAAACCGCAGAAAACAGCCGTTTATTTTCTAAAAACAGGCAAAAAAGGCTGAAATCCGCCATTCCTCAAAACCCAATATGTTATAATAGTGTTAACAAAGAGAAAAGTACGTTTTATGCTGTTTGACATTGTGAATAAATATTGTGTTTGAGTTGGTAGTAACTCTGCCCTATGCCAGTTGCATAGGAGAAATGGAGTCTACTATGGTAGCTACAAACGAATATGAACGAATTAACTCAATTTGGGTTAATGCAGAAAAAGAAGGAACTATTTACTTATCTAATCAAGAGCTCATTAGTGCTTTTAGAAAATTATATTTAAAAGCAATGAAAAAAGGTTGGAAAAAGAAAATACTTATAACAAGTGGAAATAGATTCACTTGGTATAATCATTCAAAAAGTGCTTACATGATTAATCCTAAAAAGAGTCGTGGGTATAAAGGGTTAAAAGAATTAACCCATTCGGTGTCTCATTGGTGTAATTATAGAATACACCCTAATGATAAACCGCATAGTGATAATCAATTTTGGTTAGAACTAATGCTTACTAACTATGCCTATGAAAAGAAATGGCATTTAGGAACATTAAAAAAGCATACTAGCAGGAACTAATATGCTTTAATAAAAATGAACTAAGTTACTACCATCTTAAACACAATGTCTATTATTGTCCAGCTAAAGGATTGTTTAAAGCTCTGGTCAACATTTCCCGGAGCCTAGTTTCCAAATCTTTTAATTTGACATCTATAACTTCATTACGTCTAACAGCATCGGATTCTATAGCCGTACGCTTACCGTCAAAGCGATCCTCAGCGTGCTGAATCAACGTCTTTATTTCATTCTCTGCCGTTCTTACAGCGCCTCGTGTTTCTTGGTCCGAGGCTCTTGATCTCTTGTCAACAGCACTTATTTGATCTTGCACTTCATTAAAATCTTTGCGTAACTCATTACGAATATCCCTGGCATCACCTTGAGCCGCTGTTACTAATGACATGGCTGTAGATATTTCCGATTGTAAGATTTGTTCCATATTGGTAATTTTAGTCTCTAATGTATTATCCATTGTATTTATTTTAGTTGTTAATAATGTTTCTAAGCTGGTAAGTTTTTCCTCTACAAGGTTTAATCTATTATCTATGCCACTCAAATCCGGGGCGATGTAAGAATTTATTTT